CATGTTCTTGCAAAATAGCAAAGTCCAGGCGCCCAGCAATCAAGTCAATCAACATCTTAGGTGAGCCAGGATAAGGAACGCCAACAAAATTTTTATTCATGCTTTGCGTTAAACTTTCTCCTGCTAGATAGCTTAGGCTCACACGCCCGGCATTTGAATAGTTGAGCACTTGGTCTTTATCTGCTGAAATAAGATCTTGAAATCGAGTGAGTTTACCATTTGTAGGTGCAACAATAAGCAAAGATGCTTTACCAATATCTGCTACTGCCTCCATCTCCGGGCCTTCTACTGATTGAGATTTTGCTGCAAAGCTCATTGATGTGCCGATAACCATAAACACCGTATTTGTTTTGCTAACTTGTGCTATATAGTTGGTGGCAACCTCTCCATTACCACCGGGCTTGTATTCAACGATGGCATTTTTACCGCCAATCTCTTTGAGATCTCTTTGCACCATTCGTGCCACACGATCAGTTTGCCCACCGGGTCCAAACGGAACAACGATTCGAATGTCGCTGGCAAAAGCTGTTGTTGTCAAAAGTATACCGACAACTATAAGTATAATTTTTTTCATATGATTTAATGTTTTTTTCAATAAATGATTGGGACCACAATAGAATTTCTATTGTGGTCTTGAACTATATTTAATACAGTTACACCTTGCGTTTTTATTTTCCACAGTTACATTGTGGGTCCGTTGCCGTTTTTAAACCCAACAGTACCACCTTCTGCTTCGATGCGTTTGATCACGTCTTCAAACAAGATAGGTGTGAAGTCAGTTTGTTCCACACACACGCAATGATAGCGTGGATCAATCTCGGTCCCGTACAATACAGTTCCGGTCTTGGCGTCTACACCACGTGCCTTCTTTACTCTACTGGCATGCAAATGTCCGTGAATGTTAACACCAAAGCGACCCAACGAAGCTTCATGCACGGGAATATGACTCAAGATCATTCCGTTCATCACATGGTATGCACGTAATTCGCGAAAGTATTCTCTGTACTCGTCATCACGGAAGATGTCGTGGTTGCCACGGATCAATACTTTGTCTCCGTTCAACCTGGCCAATGTTTTCAAGGCCTTGCGGTTGATAACAACGTCACCCAAGTGGTACACCTTGTCACTGGGCCGAACGGTGTCGTTCCAGCGTTGAATCATTTCCTCGTCCATCTCATCAGGATCATCCCACGGACGCAATTTTACTGTGTCATCATCAGGGTGCGTGAAGCGACAGACACCAGCATGACCAAAGTGCGTATCACTGACTAAAAATACTGCTGGCATCTTGTGCTCCTTTCTTAAAAGTTTATATTCATGTTACGCCAGGCTTCGTCGTCTGGCTTTTCGTTTTCGTCGTATGTCCAGCCCAGTTGTTTCATCAACCGATGCTTGACACGCATATTAGGGATACGAGTCTTTTCAGTGTCTTTAAATCCCATCATAATACCAACCTCGGCCACTGCACCTGAACGGCACAAGCCTGCCATGCAATGCACAACCACATTCATGCGCTTCTTCAATGCATGTTGCAATAATCGCACAATTTCTGCGGCTTGCTCGTCTGAAATCTTTGCTTCGTCTGGGAAACCGTCTTTGTCTTCGGCATCCAAGAATTCAAAGCGATGAGTTTCTTTAAAATCGTGCGCAGGCTCTGGCCACCAACTAGATGCAGGATCCATGATTTGGATCAGCATGCTATTAGGACCGGCATTGTGATGATACCTCATGGGCACATCAGCGGCGGCTACGTTTTCAATCCAGGGCATTTGGCTCTCCGTTTAATATGTAATTATAGCACAAAGGGCAATTTTGGTCAAGTACTACTAAGGTACTACTTCTTGCCAGGTATGATCGCCCATGTATTTGACCTGCATCAAGTATTCATAATCCTCGGGCACACCTGTGTTCCAGTCATTGGGGCCGGTGAGTACCAACAAGTTTTTGCCGTGTCGCTTGTGCCATACCAACCAATAGCAGTGGCCCATCACAATCTGAAAATTATATTCTGCGGCATATACTGCATCAGTAACATCAAGTCTACGACGAATGTCTTGTGCTTGTTTTTCTAGTACTGAGACCAGTTCCATGATGCGATCATACTCTTGCTGGGCATACATCCTAGCATGATTGATCATGAGATCCTTTTGTTTCTCAACCGGAACTAGATCAAATGTAGGACCTAGGGTGCTGGTAGCATAAGGAGTTATGTTCCGATTAAAGAAGTGTACCAGGGTGTTGCCAGTAGTGATATCAAAACTGTCTCGACCCTTGGCACTGTTTGGCTGATCAGAATCCGCCATGGTCCTTGTAACGACGACGGGGTTCAATGTCCAATTTCTTGTACAAATACTCACGACCAACAAGTCCAAGCTCAATCTCTTTGAGAGCTGTGACCACTGCACTGTGCTTGGGACCATCGATCCGTGGGCGGTCTCCTCGACCTAGTTCTCTAGCACGACGAGCACCGATTAGAACTAGGTCATATCGATTCTCTACTGCGGCAACTGCGGCTTCATTGCTGAGTCCTAGCGTTGCTTCGTATGCAAGCTGATCTTGTCGAGTTTGTAAATTATTCATCATCTTCCTTTGTTGTTAAACCATTTGAATGTGTGTCGCGAATTACTTCCACGTCTTGGAACAATCGCTTTTCTTGTGCTGTGAGTTTGTCTTTGTGTGTCTTGCGCGGGTTGCCACATAGGTAGCAATGTGGATTGCCACAATCCATGGCATGATGTTTGGCCAGTCGATGTGGCTCTTTTACTGCTTTGTCTCGATTGGTCAAGCCATGTGCTTTGGCAATTTTGACTTGTCTTGATATCGCCACATCTGTTTTATGACGTCGTTTTGAGTTTATAAATTTGGCTAGATCGTTGCTCATACAGTTATTTAAGTAGGACGAAACTTAGTATAACAGGTTTCGTCCTCTAGGTCAACTGTTTAGGACTTTTGCAACCGAATTCATTACCGAAGCAATACGTCCGATGTCACGAAGTTGTTCTACAGAGTAACCTTGTTCCATCTTCAACGTCTCATAGTGTGCTTTCACACAAAAATGGCACTTGCCCACAATTGAGGCAGCCAAACTGAATGCTTCGAAGTTGGCTTTGGTAGTACCACCGTGTGACGCAATAGCGTTCATACGTAAACCTGCTGGCAGTCCTTTTAGTGCAGGATCATCAGCCATCTCAACGTAGGGATACCATACATTGTTCTGTGCCATAATGCTCGCGGCGGTCATTGCTGACTCTGCATGAACAGGAGCGTCTGCTAACAAGATACTCAACACTTTACCGTTGCCAGTTGCGGCCAGTGCAGCCACAGCACAACCCATGGCCACATCCGCATCTAATGTACTACGCAAAAGAACAGCATCCAGATTTAATTTTGTATCTTTTGCGTAATCTGGTAACGCACCTTTTACTGATTCAATAAAACTCATTTTAATATTTCCCTGATGCTAATACGATTTGACAAATGTGTTCTAATCGTTCAATATGTTCAAACGCCCTCCACGGGCTGGTGTCAATGGCTACTACGCCATGTCCTTTGATACCCACAATGTCGTAAGCAATATTGCCATAGTCATCTAACTGCAAGTTCTCGTGACACCGATCGGCAAGCTCTTGACTGATAGGAGCAACATCACCTACGTTGGGTGCGACCCGAGTATAACGATTAAGTTCTGGGAACGCATCGCTAATTGTGTTGAGGTCAATACCGGCGTGCATGGCTGCAATGCAATATGTAGGATGCAGATGAACCACTACCCTAACATCGTTGCTGTGCTGACCCATTGCTCGCTGTAGGCCAAAATGTAGTGGAATCTCACCACTGGGTCGAAGATTAGTGCTGATGTCTGTGTAGTACTCTTCTTCCCAGCCTTTTTCTAAAAAAGGCGGAACAGCACTGATGACATCTACCAACTTGATCTTCTTGAACTGATCTGGTTGCATGGTCTGCTTACGGACGCCACTGGGTGTGATATAAAAGTGATCACGGTCGTGATGACGAATTGACACATTGCCATCACGACTGGTAATCCAGTTGCGTCTATATGCTTCAACAAGTGTGTCGCATATAGTTTCTAACATTACAGTGTCTCTCCGCCTACTGTACGGTTACATGCACACAGTTCGCCAGTTTGTAATGCGTCCAACACACGAAGTGTTTCTTCTGGGTTACGACCAACATTTAAGTTGTTCACAGTCACATGCTGGATTTCATTGTTGGGGTCAACAATGAATGTGGCACGAAGGGCAGCACCTGCTGGTACATAGAATACGCCCAGTTGCTCAATAAGACTTAGATTTTCACCAGACTCTGAATTCCAACGTTGTGTGTCAGCAAACTGAATGTGCTTGATCTTGCTCAAGTCTTCGTGGCTGCGTTGCCATGCCAGTTTGCAGAACTCATTGTCTGTTGAACCTGTGAGCAATACTGCGTCACGGTCAGCAAAGTCCTGGAACAGTTTATCGTATGCCACAATTTCAGTTGGGCAAACAAATGTGAAATCCTTGGGGTAGTATACAATCACTTTCCACTTGCCTTCAAAACTTTTATCTGTGATAGTAAAGAAATCGTCTTTACCTGGGTTCACGCCGGTTACAGCAAATGCTTCTAGTTTATCGCCTACAGTTTTCATTTATTTCTCCTATGTTAAAAATGAATCTCAGTGTTTATACTGATTCACTATTATATAGCATAGTAGATGGCTAAGTCAAGGCATTTTGCAATTGATTTTTTAATGAGGATAATAGTAAGTATCTTTACGCTCGTTGGCCAAAAGCCAAGGATAGATTGGTGTGGTGAACTTTAGGCTTTGGTAACCTACTTGGCCCATATACTCAGATGGCACCGCAGGTTCACCATCGAGCTGGCATTCACCTGAATCTTCCATTGTAAGTCTCATGTCAAGACCTTCTATTCGGATATTGTGTATGTGTAGCATGGAACCAGTGGGATCACCACACAACTCAATACGGAACTCGTGTTGTTCGATTTCGTGGCTGTCAGAAATATGACATTCAAATTTGGTAATGTCAGTTGATAATGTTTTTGTCAGCATTACTTTGTTGTCAACCACAATAGATACCTCCATTGCAGGGTCGTCAGCTGTGCCAGCAAATTCTATTTCCAACACGGCTGTTCGAACATAAGGAGGTTTGCCATCAAGGATGTTTGAATAGATACTCAAGGCTGTCTCCGTAGGTGCTTTCAAATTCACGTTTGCTGAATAACGGCAAATTGGGGGTGCGTATAACAGTTCCATCACTCAGATATGCAATCCATTGTCGTCCCAGTAGTTCTGTCTTCTTGCGTGTATACCATATGAACTGTGGGCTGTTTACTTTTCTAGCAAGTTTGAGATAGTCGTCATTGGGATAAAAACGGTGTATGTATTGTTTTATAAACTGTTTGTAAGATGCATAGTTCTCGTTGGCTATGACTTGATCCGTGTTGTGCCACATATAATCTTCAAAACCTTGGCAGTTAAAAAACGCACTGGTACTGGCGGTTGTTGTGAATACACTGTCACGTGGGCAAAATACCTGGCTTTTGGTTGCCGCATAGAACCACCATCGTGCTTCTAACACAGTATCAATAGGACGTTGTGACAGTGCAAAGTATTCTGTGCAAAATTCTTGGAGCGCCGGATTAGTTATTAAACTCTGCCACGGCTTGTGCAGGGCATGGTAGCCTACTGCATCAAAGAAGCTTTCATCGAGACTGGCGGTGAACTCGTCACCACCATGGCCATTGATCATGATGCCATCAAATACTGTTTCTAAATACACATCACCGCTGATGTCTAACATTTCTAATGTAGGATAGTTTCGTTGCAAATATTCAAAAAAATCTCTATTTTCATAAACACTAAATGGGGAGTATAACACACGCAATTGATCTAGGTGTGTGGTATTTTTTAAGAATCCTGCTACCAAACAGGTCGAGTCAATCCCACCACTCCAACATAGATTTAATCTTTGTTGTGTTTTGGTATAGTTGTCGACTCTTTGTGCAATGACATGATCAAAGCCCATGAATGCTCGCGGCGGCTGCCAAGGGCGTTGTACATCAAATGTAAATGGCCCGGTCACAGTCTGTGTGCGATCCACTGGATCACCTGCTGGGAAGGTAGAGAACACACTATTGAGATCGATTAGGTTGTTGTAATGATCAAATCCTTTGACCTTGGCAAGACTACCTACCAGTTGGTAAGGTGTGTGTTGCCAGTCTAGTATGCGGTAAAAATATTCGGGATTGATTACAGATAACAGTGGTTTCATGCACTACGGTGTACAATATTTTTGATGCCGCCAACAACGTCGAAGTCGACTAGGTCTACAACATTGTCAGTGTCAAAGTCTTGAATTTTTTGTACAAGTTGACTTTCGTATGAGTTGACATGGCGTAACATTCTGAGTCTTCGATTAAACACAACTGGATCAGTTGCATTTGTAGCAAGCTCATCTAGTAATTGGCTCCGCACTCGGTGAGTGTGATCTAGTAATCTGTTTATTAGTTTTATTTTGTAGAACTTAATGCCTGAAGTCATTCTTCGACAACAACAGCTGACTCTGCACCTTTCAACAACACAAATGTTACCCATTGTTCTGCAGCCTCTTGGGTAGGCCATTGTCTTGTACGGATATGCTTAACTTTCTGATTTGGAATATCTTCCTCAACTGTCAACGTTCCCGGAGCAGACCCTCCTAGGTGGCCCAACTCCACGGCCTTTGCATCAAGTTCCTCCGTTAATGTGGTGTTGTTCGCGTCTAATTCATCTGTAACTGATTGAGTATACTCTGCGGTTGAGTACGCCCATGTGACTCTTGTTGTAACCATATCAATCTCCTTAAAGGTATTATAGATATTTATGCTTGGCCGGCCCTGAGAGGATCGAACTCCCATCTCCGGGTTCGAAGCCCGGAATTCTATCCATTGAACTAAAGGCCGAATATGGTGCTCTCACCGGGTAACGATCCTGGGTTTCTACATTACCAATGTAGTGTAATGCCTTTATACTATGAGAGCAATTGGAGCGGAATACCAGAATCGAACTGGTGACATGACCTTGGCAAGGTCGCGTTTTACCCCTAAACTAATTCCGCATTAGAGAAAACCCTACCGTATACGCAACATCCTGGAGAGGTCAACGTACAGAGGGGGTAGGGCCGTATTACTTATCAAGCCGCACGTAGGCTTTTGAACCTATCGGCCGCATAGCTGGCTGCAAATGCTTCAGGCTTCACAAAAGGTATAACATTGCATACACCTTTGATGTAGCCAACAGCCTGACTGATAACACAACTTGAACCATGCATTTCATCGGGGTTGATGTCTAAGTGAACTTCGACCTCTCGACCATCCAAGACTTCTTCCAGTTTCAAGTATAGTTCGCTAACTTTGTATACTTCGGTCATCAAACGCAAACTGGGACGACTGGCCTTCTGATCCCAGTCACGCTCTCGATGTACTTCGCCAAACAATTTGCAACCGTTGTTGCCGTTGATGTGTACCACAATGGCCAAGATGTAATCAGCGTACCATTTGCCGTCAATCTTCACTCGCTCTGAGTCGCAGCCAAGATAGATTTTTGTTTCGGGTGTTTGGGCCCGGATAAACTCTGCCACTTGATTGATGTCTAGTTTTTTCATCATTTGCTTTCTATTTAACTGGGAAACTGTTACAGTTTTATTAATGGTACCCTTGGTCAGACTCGAACTGACATATTATACTCCTCTGTTTGAGAGAGGCGACTTTACCAATTTGTCCACAAGGGCACAGTTATCATTGGTGCCCCAGGTCGGACTCGAACCGACACGCACTAGGCACTGGCTTCTAAGACCAGCGTGGCTACCATTACACCACCGGGGCAATAAATATGATTATGATTACAGCTGAAGAAGCCATGCAAGCTCTATACCAAATGTCTGGTACACAATCGTATGTGCCAGGTACTTACGCTACTACAGCACGTGAGTTTACTCCTGATCCTTTGCTTGCACCGCAAGTGAAAGAGTTTAAACCTGATCCGCTTTTTGTAGTCCCGGTCCGTTCTTCTTGATTCTAAATACCAGACCGTGTAAATTTTCCGGGCAATAAGTGGCCACACTTTTGATTTGGTGCAGATATCTGCTGTCAAACAACATGACTCTACCGGGGTTCGGCGCCACAACATTTTCTACTTCGCCAATGGGAAATTCACGGCTTTGATCCTGCTCAAACTTTCGTGTGTAGTCACCGTTCATTGGCACATTGCTATGAAACAGCGTCTCACCATAGTATTGTGGGTACCACTCCAGGTTGGCAAAATACACCAAGGTGTACAACGTGTCGTCATCCATGTCAATGCTGTCACTGTGAATGGCCTTGGTATGTGCCCGTAGCTCATGTTCTTGACCATCACCAAACACTCGCCAGGCGCAATTGGGTTTGCCAGGTGTGCCATCAGGTTTGTCAAAACTGCTCAACGGACTGATGCCAAGCATGTAGTTTGGCATGCCTTCTTTGGCACCTTGAATTGTGTATTCGTTGTTTAGTATTTTTTGTAAATGCATCCAGAGCTGCCAGGCAACATTGGCACGATGCTCTGTACTTTGTTCATCCCAGGCCAATGGCAAACGAACTGCTGCCGGGTGTGTTCTCGGAATGTGATAAGTTTTTGTTCTTGGATAGTAATTGCTGTGACTTTGATCATAAAAGTTCACACAATATTCGCTGTCCATGAGAAAGTCATAAACTTTTTGCATCAGTTCCTGTGGAACCTCGTTGTCCCAGACAGTCAGCGGGTAGCATCCTGGTTTGTCTATTCTACTCATTGTTGTTCCTTGTACATTGTACAATTATATATGTACTGTACGATAATGTCAAGTTGAAATGGTGCCTCCTCCAGGTTCCGACCCTGGTTCCCCGGATTTTCAGTCCGGTGCTATGACCACATCAGCTAAAGAGGCATCTTGATTGGTGGGTGATGAGAGGATCGAACTCCCGACAAACTGCGTGTAAGGCAGCGACTCTACCGCTGAGCTAATCACCCGTTATTCTATTCTTGTCAGCGCATCTTCTCTAATAAGAAATCTGCGCTGTTCGTTTTCCTTGCGGACACTCAACCACGTGGCATTTTCAAACACTCGTTTGTGGTAGATGTTGTCGCAAATCAATCGCTCTAGTGTAATTTTGTTTTGAAATACTGCCATTTTTTCTGCAGGCGTTTTTGCTGTGACTTGTGCCATGATTGTCTCCTTGCTACTGTACTTATATGGTGGAAGCGGTGG